AGAATCAATCTTGTTATTCATAGACCGGCTCATATATTGCTTTGTTCCCTTCCGTCTCTTCTACCTCAACCCTAGTACAATGCGGAATCTGTTCGAGGATCGATTTCGCCAGGTTCTCAGCAGTAGGCTGCTCTAGGAAACGGTTGAGATTGGAATGATCGTATTGGTTAACAACCTCCTTGATCTTACTGAAATCAACAACCATTCCGTTTTCAAGTCCGCCATCCTTGACGCGGCATACGACTGTCACTTTCAGATTGTGGCCGTGAACATTCGTGCACTTCGACTGGTAGGGAAGGTCTAACCTATGTGCAACCGCTATCTCCATTGTCTTACGAACTTCGTACATGTACTATCCTCCTGCTCTATATATTATTGGTCTTGACCTGGGGGAGTTTGAAATAATTATTCGTTTTTATCACTCGGGCCCGGCAACTCAACATCCTTACACAAACGGGAATCTATGCATACTTGACCAGTGTCAAGGCATTGTAACACAGCCACTAATCGACCGCCTATCCTATCATCACGCTCAACAAGCTGCCGTACACGAACCATTCCAACATCCCTCTCACTTTTTGATTGGTTGATTGAAATCAACTTCGCAACGTGCGCAATCTTTCGGATATCTTCAGCTACATCCTTCTCCCCGGCGTCTGCTGTAAAGGCTGCTCTACCAGCTTGAGAGGCAGTAACAACAAGTGCATTACGCTCTTGTGCAATACGGCGCAGACTCTTCCATATCTCGTCAAGCTGTTGACGATACTCCCCTCGGAAGTTCCCCGTGGGCACAATCAAGTCAGCATAATCCACAACTATTATGTCCGGTATGAAGTTGTCGTAGTACTCAAGGTTTTCCAGAGTTGCTTGGAGATCATTCACAGTAGCGGAATAGGCAGGAAACGAGAAGATCCGGATATTGCCAGAACGGAACTGCCGCCTGAACGACTTCTGCTTAGCAAATACTTTCGACAGGTCGATTGTATTGACTTCCTTCTCTTTAACAACAACCTTCCAAAGTGCATCTTCCTCATCATCCTTAGAGAAAGAAGGCACTTGAATTATTCGCTTTACTTGATTCTCTTTCCGTCGGCGAGGCATCCCTGTCAACGAAGTCCAGGCCCTACGCACTACCTGATTCCTCGTCATCTCAAGGTTAAAAAATACTGCTCGGAATCCGTGGTAAACACCAATCAACGCAGTGTACCACTCCCACCAGGACTTCCCTCTCTTAGCAGCAGCTAGGTACGCAATAAGGTCCCCCCGACTGAATACGCCTACCTCATCTCCGAGTACTCCAGGGAACTTAAATAGCGTGTCTTCCTCCTCAAGGAAGGCAGTGGTGACAGACACCGAATCCTCGAACATCGAGACACCTTTGTCCCGGGGTGTTTCCACCCTACGAAACTTAGCAATCTCCCCTTCAGCCTTCAAAGGGTCTTTATTCAACAAGCACAATTCTAAGGATGTCCGAAGATTATCAACAGCCTGGAGCTTCAAGTAGGTGATAGCATTCTTCAAAATGAAGTCGATGTTGTCCTTATCAGTAGGTGTCGTACCCTCCTTGTATTGATTGGACAAGCGTAGAAGAAACTCTGAAACCAGCTCAGTGTCTTCCTCATCCCGAATACTTCTACTATTCTTCGTGTACAAGTCTTGGATATGCTTCCCAGGAGCCTCCCGATACTCCTTATAGTACTCAATCACCCATCCTACAACAATTTTAGCATACGAGGACTTCAAATGCTCGGGCTTCAACGCAACAAAGATGTCTCGCAGGAACCGTGTGGATGTAATTGCATACGTAACTATCTGCCGCTCGATGGATGCGTCGATCTCCTTAGCTTTCAAGATTAGCCCCTTTCTTCGTATACTTATCCAACAAATTCTTCAACAAATCATCTTCTGCAACTTCTTTACCAGTAACAAGCTTAGTCACAACACCCCTATTTTTATCCAAGAGCTTGATGATGTCATTCTCAATGGTATCATTAGCAAGCAAGAAGTAAACATTGACAGTATCTGTCTGCCCAATACGATGACAACGATCTGCGGGCTGGTCAATATCAGCATTCGTCCATGGCAACTCCAAGAACGCTACACAGGACGCGGCAGTCAATGTGATAGCTACTCCCGCTGCTACAACTTGCCCAACGAACAACCGGATATTACTATCTGTCTGGAAACGTCGCTCAATCTCCCTCCTCTGATCTGACTTCGTATGTCCATCAATCTTAACACAGATGTTCCCGAACACACTGACAATATCGTCAAGGACTCGGGTATGAATTGCAAATATAACTAACTTCTGCCCCGATGTTAAGAACTCAGTTATCCACTTTATCACGCTATTCCGCTTCGCTAAGTACGCTGCTTGTTTCAATATCTCAACATTATTCTTGAACTCCAAAGACAGTTTTTTCTTTTCAACATCCTTAACCCACGCCAAGAATGTATCCTCTGCATCCTTATATGCTTTATAGTCAGTACTAGAGCAGTCAAGCAACACAACTTGCTTCAACTTGGGTGGAAGATCCGGGAGGACTTCTGCCTTCTCCCTCCGTATCATCAAGGGCGCTATCAACTGGCGCAACTCATCCTGATTTGTCGCTCCCTTAAATATCCATCCAAACCCATTATGCTTCGGCCCGCAATACGAGTACATATACTTGTACCGATTCGGAAAGATCGTAGGGGCCACTAAGTTCAAAATAGTAAAGAATTCCGCCGGGTAAGACTTTATAGGCGTTCCCGAAAGAAGGACCTTCTTCCTAACATGCTTAGCTACCCGCACAAAAGCCTTAGTTCTGAGAGTTTTATGATTTGAGACATACTGTACTTCATCACCAATCAGTATTCGTGCACCTAAGGAATTGAGGACGCCTTCCCAATCCTTAAGAATATCATAGTTGACAACTACTATAGGACGATCCTCAACTTTCTTACATGTCCTTGAGGACAATATGTTAACATCATCTTCTAATAGATGTAACCATCGAACACAGGCGTCTACCCATACGTGTTTAGCAACTGCTGGGCAAACAACTAACGCTGGGCGGTCTTCTGGATGAAGAAGTAGATATCCTAACGCTTGAACAGTCTTACCTAGACCCATCTCATCACCGATGATGCCTACACCATTATGCTGTTCAAGGAAGTGTACTCCCTCAACCTGATAAGGAAACAGTCCTTCTAGTCTAGGGTCATTCAACACTGCTGGTTCAGGAGTGTTGCCCTGAACAACTGCAGTACTCTTTCCTTCAATATGTTCAACCAGTTTGGGTGTAAAATGGAACTCAAGTTTACGGAGATGCTCCAAGTTCTTTTCGAGAGGGGGTGCACGCCACACTCTGAAAGTATTGTCCCAAACACGACCTTCAATGTGAGTCTTAACTGAGTTAAGAAGATAACTAAACTGCTCCGGAGTACTACCAGTAAATCGGATAGCTAGTTGAGCATTCTGATAATCAGCGGTCTTTATACAAGATTTCAACCACTTCCCTCCTAACTCGCTCCGCTAGACGTTCTGAATATGTAGCAGGATCTTTTCCTCGCTCCGTATCTAATACTACAACCCTATCAACACCCAAAGACGAAAGCTGTACGCCATACTTCTCTGCACGCCTTTGTGCCTCTGACTCTGAATCAAATAGCAGAGCAACACGCTTATATACAGATAGAAGACGGATCTGCTGGTCTGTAAGCGTTGTACCTAACGTCGCACAAAAGTTGTCCCCCATTCGCCAATTATCAAACGCACCCTCAACTACGCACACCCACTCTTCCTTGCAGTTATCGAGATTGTATAGAACATGTTTTGGATTTATCACACTATCTTCAACACCCAGTGTCTTGTAGCGTATAGGCTGCTTACCCGTTATGTCGCGGCCTGTGTAAGAAACGACCTGCCCATGATATATTATTGGTATGATCACGCGAAGTTTGAAATTTCCTGATGGCCCGGTTCCAGTGACATGATACTTAGATTGAATGAAATCAGGATCGAATCCGCGGGAGATCAAATACTTTCGATGAAACTTGTTCAACTCCCCTCCAGGCAGTTCAATACTTTTAGCCTTGGGAACCTTTTTCGCATTGAGCCTTTGTAATAACACTCCTCGCCCTGAGTAATCATCATACAACCCGTAGGCTTCTTCCTCAGGTATCTGCAACGTCACTGATATGAAATCAACAGTCTTATGCCAACCGCATTTCCAACAATTGAAGTACCCGGCCTCTAGATTGAAACCACCGTGAGTAGAATGATCCGAACAAAAAGGGCACCGTACTCCTGCCCAGCCTGCTTGAATATTCGGCGCTGGGCCCAGTATGTAGGGAATACCATTTTCATGAAGGAATCCTAGAGCATCAAACAATTCCCTTTTCCTCTAACCATTTCCGAAATGCTCGATTGACTCGGGAGTAGATAATTCCAACAGCTTCCATATCAGCAGCATCGCCTCCGCCGGGAATATCCTGAGCGCCCTCCATAGCATCATTACAAATCTTCTTGGCTTGCTCCATTGTTATCAAGACGTTCTTGTAGTCAGGCATTTTCTCTCCTACCCCACTAAAACGTAATTCTTAGGTGTTACAGGATCTTCGGACACTAATTGAAGATCAACACCCTCTTTGATGTAATTTACTACTAGTGCTATTGGAAGTTTGGAGGACACATAACTGGTAAAAATATCATGAATTTCGGGATCCCGTAACAAATACATCTTCCAATTACCTTGATTCAAATACAAGCTACGATAAGAGTCGATCCAAGGGAAAACCAGGACTCCTTTGTGTTCAAGAAGGAATCGGGCAATGTACACACTATTCGGCGTGACACAAACGTTCTCCTTGTTTACGCAATACCGTTCAAACCATGGCCCAATATCTCGGTTCCAGTTAAAATGCTTTATCACCCACTGCCGCTGCCAATCGGCTAAGTACAACGACAAGTAATCATCAATATCAAAATTGTACATCTCTCCTCCCTCAGGCATAACAAGCCCACCATCTTTTTATCTCACCTATTGTCAAATCAACTTGTTTATTACTCCACCCGAAGAACTTGATGAAATATAGCCTTATTGAATTCTCTGTCTGCCGTCTCTTATTACTACTCAGTACATGCCTAACAACCCGCTGTGCATCAATCGACAGCTCACGTTCTATCGCATCATAGAGATCAAACGCCTCTTTGAATGTTCCGAAATGTTCAATACTCAGAATACTGGGATCATCTGTATAGTCGAAATGCAGAATATCTTTATTCTGTCTATAATGCAGATCAAGGATACCTTTAAGGTAAGCTTGCAAATATGTCGAGAACTGATATTGCCCCTCTTCATACCGCTCAAGGGCTTCGAGGAACAACAAATACCCATCAGAACACAACTCTTTGTAATCCAGTCGAGTCCTGCGAGATAACTGCCACGCCTTTTTGTGTATCATCATCTTATAACGCTCAAACATCTCTGTCGCATAGGCCTTGCACAACACTATTAGTACCCCCTATAAAACATGGATGACTGACTTCTTGTACTCTCCCGAACGTTCTAACTTAACTGAGAACTTCTTATCTGCTATGTCTATCATCTGTTCTTCATGCGTAACCATTATTACCTGCAACTTCAACTTGTGCGATAGCTTCTTCAAAATATCTCCCGCACGGGCTTGCAAGTTCTTTGACAGAAATCGGAAAGGCTCATCCAATATAATGAGCCGCCTAGTCCGTCCAAGTGACCAAACAGCCAGACGGAGTGCAAACGACACAACATCAGATACCCCACCCCCAGCAGATGTCAAAGGATCAATCTCTATATCGTTTTTCAAAAAGCAAAGGCGCGCCTCTGTCTTCCCTCGCTTAATCTCAAACACAACTCTAAACTCATACTCACCGGGAAATACAGCATCCAATGCTAATTGGACAATGTCCTCAATATGGAATCGTAGCTGTTCCTGAGTTTCCTTCGCAATTCGTTGAATGAAAACTTGAGCCTCTTCAATCGACATCAATCGTTCGGAGAGGCCCTTCTTTTTTTGTTCAAGCTCATTAAGGCAACGTTCGAGAAATACTCGACGGCCTTTTAATTGATCCAGTTTTTTTGAGTATGTCGTAATATCAAACATCACATAGTTCCCCAGGCATAGGCCTTATCAATCTTTTCAAGTAGCACGCCTATTCTACGGTCCACTTCTACTACCTCAACTTCCAGCTCCTTGATCTTTTCGTCGACAGTCTCTTTGGATTCGCACTTGAACTCCTCCTTCCAGCGGCGACGAATGTTCTCGATAGCCCCTTCAGCACGGGCGCGCTTCTCCTTTAAGGCGTCGATCTTCTTCTTGACATCAGGAATCTGTTCTACTGTAAGCATACTATCTCCTTTCTACTCTGCATTCTTCCATTCATTTTCCTGCCACCTACTTTCCATCTCAGCAAATTCTTCTAAGAATTTCTTTTCCTGAAGTAACATTTCTTTAGTCCAACATTCTCTCGGCTGATTAAGGGATACACAACTAATTCGTATTGCTACCCCATCTTCCGGCTCATTATCAACGAAGCTGTCAATTTCCGCCACTTTTACCTCCGATCTCTTCTATCAACTCTTCAATAATAGCCTTAGTGCCCGGCTTTAATTGATGTAGTTGCGCGCGAAGATTCTGTATGAAGTCCAAAGAGATTTCCGTTCCTTTCTCTAGGGAATCAACGAAAGCTTCGATCCTGTCATCACGCTCCTTCTCTTTTAGTATATGAGCGTTAGAGACATCACCAATGTCAGGAACTGGTATGAATTCAACTGTCTTTTTGTCAGTGTCTAGAACATAAAAACCAGCAGTATACTCTACCAAATCGGCGGATTGCCGTAATAGACAACCCGGATTGATAACATACCGACCATCACGCTCAACGACAAAATGCCTATGATTGTCGCCTAAACATATATAAGAGATGTTCGGAAATCTATCTAGAAGATCGTCTGCTAAAACACCGTCATCAATCGGAGGCTTGCTAGCTTCATCCTTGAAGGTTAGCTGATGTAAGAATAGAAATTCTGTATTGAAATCATACACCTTATCTTCCAACTTTCCGAAAGGAAGTGTACTTCCCCTACTCCCGCCATCAATTATATTTATTTCTGGAACACGCATTGCAGCAATGATGTTTCCAAACGAGGACTTGTTAACATACTCCATGGAGTGATAAGGTAGATCATGTTGCCCAGGAATGACATAGACATCATCACCAAATAGAATCGCTTCTTCAAGAAACATTGTTACAAGGCTGGGATGTGTGTGCCCTCGGTGGAATACGTCACCGCCGAGGATAACCTGTGCTCCGACCCTTTTTGCATAACTAAAAACAAAATTCACAGCGCTTCTCTGCGCACCGAACCAGTCAACATCATTCCGTCCTATAGGAAGGTCTTCACGCAAGTGCCAATCTGCTGTCACAACAAACTTACTCATTCTTTATTCCTCAACTTTCCAGTACCATTACAAACTGGGCAGATCTCTGGTAAAGACTCCTCCAACTGCACTATTTCATCATTTATAGGACTTATCGACGACGACAAGGCTGTGAACTCATTATCCATTCTACGAAGGGCATCCAGATCGGATGCGATTCTACTACGACTTACTTGCAGATCATTTATAGATTGAACGTAGTCTTCTAGCTCCCCTAGATTCCCCCACTTATCAACAACCTGCAACTCTTTGTCGTATTCCAAAACGGATTCTTTCAGGTCCTCTATTTGTAATTCCACTGCCGCCTTTGTCGATATATAAGAGGCTGCTTTATCAACCATTTCTAAAACAGCATCCAAATCTTTCAAACTGGTTAGTGTATCATCTGCCACTGAGAACCGATCCACACTAATTTTCAGCTCGTCAAGATCAATTTCAGCATCTGTCAATCGCTTATCTAATTGCAGTAATTCTTCAACATCTTGCTCAGCGGAGCCAGTGTCACAATTCTTAATTGTTTGTTGAAGACTAGCATACTCCCCTAACAAGAATTCTAGGAGCTCTTTGTCTTTCTTCATACCAGTAGAGCGTATGGATAGAACTTTTCCTTTCTCTATAAATACTTCAACGTTCTCAATCCATTCCAGATCTTTTATCTGATTACTTACCTCATCGAATTCTATTAACGCCTGTTCAACTGCTGTTCGGGTAGCTCTCTTTTTCTGTTCAACTAGTGCAAGAAGTTTATCAATGTCATCAAGTCGAATAGTGCGGTTTAGAATTCTGGCAACTTCACCGGCTGAATCAGATAGTAAGAAGTGTGCATCCAACTGCCGTTGAATATTGACCTCGGTCATATTGAGGGCACTTGCGACATCCGGCGGGACATCCCTACCGACTGTATCAAGCACCCTGCCGTCAATTTCATATTGGTTTACATCTTTTCCACGCCGCCGGGTAATGATCCCACGTTCAAATAACAGCGACACTACTGTCGGCGATTTCAGAACCCCTTTATCAGTCAAGTTCCAATGAGACACAAATCCAACACCGTCTGGCTTGTTTTCTATCGCCCAACATATTGCTCTAAGCACGGCGGACTTACCGTTGTCAGATGGCCCTACTATTACATTTATTCCAGGACAGAATTCAAACCTCGAAGTTTCGTGGGACTGATAATTACTTATCTCAACTACATCTAGCATGTCGACTCCCTTCTATATAATAAGCCCTTCCGTACAAAAAGTCAAGTCGTTTTTTGTATAGAGCGCTTGAAGACAACGCTAGCCCCATCCTCCCTTGCCCATGGCATACAACGATATCTAGAATTGTATGTATACTCCTTCCGCCATTTCTGACATTCCTTACGCCAATCGCAGAATGTGCAGATATTTACAGTGGTAGTTGGGGGTCTTGTAGTCTTCAAAACAGCATAAAATCCGGGTGGAGCCAAGGTGGGATCTAGCATCACGGATACCTCCATGATTCCGAGAATATTCTATCTGTGCTCTTTTTCCAAAACGGCTTCATTATAGGCTTTCCCTTAGTAGGATTGTAGGATTGAACTTTCACTATCTTTTCAGCTTTGTTTACTTCTTCCACCACGTACACATTGCCTGGGATAGGATCATTAACAAAAAGTGGATTCGAAAATTGATCCCCTTCGTGTATCTCAGTTATCGGCAACATAATGTCCTCCTTTATGTCGTCTCAGCAACGAATTCTTCACAATCTTTATATGTGACAGTCTTGGCTTTCTCTGGGTACTCTTTTTTATAACACTTCTCACAATACTCAGTGGAAACTTCCCACGTCTCCCATCCCTGAGCTTTACCCGATCCCCCGGCTCGCAAGTGGAGAGGTCTATCTTGGGCGGGTTTATCATAGCCATATCTTGAGTATCCCCGTTATAATGAGAGAAGCCGACGAGAGAAGCGCAACGATGAATGTAACATTCCCGGCGCGCTCAGACACGCAGTTGATAGGGCCCAGGAAAAACCATGATACTAGACACGCTATAACCGAAGTTAGAAAAATCGTATTAAGCATGCCCTCTACCTTCCTTTCTCACTGTCGGCGAGGATCGCATCGATGGCAGTGTCTTCGGCGTCCATAGTAGTAATAACGCTTAAATGGTTCATTACCGCATAACTGCCCCAATCTATAGCGTCACGCCTTTCCCTCATCGCCTGCCGTGCTTTCTTGAGCGCCGAGAGCAAGCGGGCGACGCGGGCTTGCAAGGTCTCGATGGCTTTTAGCGCTATTTCCCGAGCGTCCCCCGCTCGTGTCGCAGGATTCCGCTCTAGCCGAGGGTCATCATCGTCAAACCACTTATCAACTGAGTGCACCAATGCGTCAAGTTCGTCCATTCGGAAGTCGTTGACGTATTCTTCGCGTAGCCGAGCATTCTCCGACTCTAGCCTGGCGACCTCGGCCCGCTCATCTGCGAGTTGTTTAGCATCTTCATTGGCACATATCGCAGCACCTAGTATGCCATCAATCATACCTTCCCCTCCTTGAGAAGCCGGGCCGCGACGCCGTTACAATCCTCGACTTCCGGAAAGTATAGCAGACAATCGCTATCGCACTGATCTGCCCAGCATGGAATGCAAGTGCCGCTAGCCCATGCCGCCATAGCCTCGCACTTCTCCCTATCGGTCATTTCTGCCCAAGGTTTAGCGCTCATGTTCGTTGCCCCTTCATCCGTCGATCCCCTGGCTCATGCGAGTCAGGTTGGAGCAGTTGTTAGACGTCTTCATCGTCTGATTCTTTATACCAATCATTGAACTGGCTTTGTTCCTCCACTTTATGACTAATCTGTCCAGTACCGTCACAA